CTTCTTAATACTTTCTTGGAAAGTCCTTCTTTGATTTGTAACTCTTGTGAAGTTTGTTGTCTTGGACTGGCGTTTGTGTTTGCGTTTTCATCACCCGTTGTAGGTGTGTTGGTTATCTCATCTGATTGTGCTTGAGTTTCACCCTGAACCTTTGGTAATGTTTGAATTCCCGTGATTTGAACTCTTCTACATCCCATAGCGGATACCGAATAAACATTATCAGGTGCAGTTGTTGGTGTGTTTTGACACTCAACACCCGTTTGTCCCACACTAGTTTCACCAGCAGCGACTTGGTTGATTCTTATCATACCACTATCAACCATTTGATTCAAGCCTTCATACCCCCTGATTGATTTTATCACAGAGTCCACTCTTCTTGCCGAAAGGTTTTTGTTGTAGTCAGTACTATTTGGTGACGATGCTGAACCCGCAATGGTGAATTGAACGGGATATCCTTGTTGTGTTACCTCGTTAAGTCTTGATAAGAATGATTGGAAAACTTCGTAATTAGGTATAATTTCTGAATCAAAGAAAGTCTGTACTGGTTGTTTCTGTGAGTCAGATGCATTTGTTTGATAATCTGCTTGAGCCCCACTATACACAATAAACGTATCGTCATAATCCACTGATGAAGTTACCGAATAACTTTTTGGGTCAGGTGTATCATTATCAAAATAAAGTTTTAAATCACTAATATCGAATGTTGGAATACTTTCACCTTCATCCGCTTTTTGTGAGTTAGTTGCCGGTATTTCTTTGACTGCCTTCTTGAAGTCTTCAATATTCTTTGTTTTTTCAACAACATCAAATATCTCATTAAAGGTTAATGTTGTGAATTTTTGGGCTAATTCATAGATGTCATAATCTTTACAACCCGCAAAGAATGAATCGATGATTTTTGTAACTTGTGAATCAGGTGTAACATTTTGTAATTCATAGTTCACCAACATATTAAGAATAGACGGGTGGTCAACAATAATTTTAAATCTAAGACTACCAGTTCTTCTTGTGTTGTTGTAAGTATAAATTGGTTCAGGTCTACCTAAGAATACGTTTTCGTTCCAAGCCACCGACACACTCTCATCTACACTTAAATCATATGGGGGGAACCACATAACTCTACCACCATTTGGACCTTTTTCACACGCTGGTAAATCTTGTTGTAAGTCTGTAGTTCTCCAAGCCAAATTTTCAAGTGAGAACATATATTTCTTAACTTGTCCGTCAACTATATTTGTTGATTCATCACCGTTGATTGGTGCGATGTTTAAGTTGTAAGTGTTGTCTAATACTGAGTATGTAAACTTACGGATGTTTCCGTCAGTTTTTTGAAGGTCATTAAATGCCATGTATGGAGTATCCTTAGTGAATACTCTACAATATTCTCTCCCTACCTCGGCACCGTTTTGATTAACAAATCTTTTAACTCTTGAACCTTTAGTAATTTCTCTTGTACCGTCCCAAAACACCTTTGATGTTTGATTGATAGCATTACCAACGTGTCCTAATCTTGCATTACCAGGTAATCCGTCAGCTGCGTTAACCAATCTTTGGGTGTCGTCCATGATTGACCCGTCTCTAAGTGCAAAGTCTGTTGACTCACTCTTATCAAATTGAGAACTAATGGACGGCCAGTTTGGGTCTTCACCTTCAATTCTACCACCCTGACCAACTTTTTTACCCGCTTGGTTTTTTGTTTTTGGTGATATCCATGTAAATCCACCTTGTTGTCCTGAACCATCTGACGGTTCAGCTTCACCAGGTCCAAAAGCAAAGTTTTGATTGTTTTCGTAGATTTTAGCAACCTCACTGTATCCTCTAACTGCTACTTTTACTCTTCTACCTAATGGGTCAACAGGTAATTCGTCATTTGGAAATACCATATTGTCGGGGTCTTGAGTACGACTACCAACATAATAATTTCCTTTTGGTGCTCCTAAATTTAGGTCACCAATAAAATTGGCTTTATAATCGGGTCTGAAATTGTTGTACTCCAATGCTGAGAACAACGCAGATACTGAACCTTGTCCAGTATTCGCCAAGAAAATGTCTGAACCATTTTTTGTTGTTGGTAATAATTGAGGTCTACCAAGAAAACTTCCAACAAAATTAATAGTTTGATTTATAAAACTCTTTTTACCGTCAACCGCAAAGTAATCACCAGGTATCCAAGAATACGGTGAATAAACACCTGTAATTCTACTTAAAAAATCTAAACCTTTACCCGCTAAACTTCCCGGTACCGATATCTGCCAATCTCTTTCAATTAACGGAGCCCTTCCTGATAGTATTTCCGCAGCTTGAAATGGGTCTTTTAGTGCGTCCAATAAATTTACTCTACCAAAAGTATTTTCATACGTTTCTTGAGCAATTCTATATTGTAACTCAGCCCTTAGGGACTGAGCTGCTATTTGAATCATCGGAGTATCCTGAGCTAACGAACCGTTACTACCTCTTGGATTTTCATTCAAAAATAAAGACGCTAAAGGATATACTGATGATATATAATTGAAGTATCCGTCTTTTTCAGCAATTACTTTGTGTACGTTTTGTGTTGTTGGAGCATATATAAACCCGTTTTCAGGTCCAAAGGTATTTTGAATATATGCATCTTTTTGTGATTGTTCCGTAGTCTTACCTGGTTCACTACCTCCATTACTATATGGACCTAAATTAGATTTTGTCCCATAGTCTTTATTGATATCAACCATTGAACCGTAAGCGGTACTGTTACCCGGTCCATACGCATTTTTTGCGTAAAGTTCTTGTTCTTTTATTTCACCAACTTGGTCCAAACTTGGACTATCAACAACACTAAATTCTCTTAGTTTAAATTCAGTTTCACCCGCACTACCATTTGCTGAAAAGTTTTGGTTCTTGTAAGGAGGAAGATTCTTTACAAGTAAGTCTTTTCTAAACTTTTCTGTGGCTCCAAACGATAATGGACTATTCATCTATGGTTATTTATCAATAAATAGATTTAAACGGATTTTTTATTAACCCGTAGCAAGGAATTGACTTCCCATGGCTGATTTAATTTTGGTACCTAACTCTTGTAATTGTGACTGACTTAAAGAAGCAATGTTAAATGTTTCTTGTAATCCTCTAATTTCTACTGTTCCTTTATGTATTACTTCCATGTTTTCAACATTAATAGATGCTGTAGCATTTGTAGTGGGGGTCATATTATTTACAGGAGTACTTGTTGTTTGAGGAGCCATTGACGGAACAGCATTAGTTGTTAAAGGTCCTTGTCTTAATAATTCTGTTCTTATTTTTTGGAAAACATTAATCAATTGTTCTTTGGCTAAGTCAGCAAGACTTGCACCTAAATTTTCAAAAGTTGAAGTATCAATCTTTGTTAGTCCATCACTTATTTTTTGTGTTATTAAATTACTAAAATTTTGATAATTTTTTTCAGTCATCACCTTTTCTAATCCTTGCTGAACTTGGTCGGCTAAGTTTCTCGCATTTTGAGTCGCTTTTTCGTAGTTTTGTCCACCTGCAATATCAGCAGCTAATTTACCTGCAGGTGTTTTAAGTGCAACTACAATTTGTTCAAGTGTTGATAGTTGAGCCCTTGCAATATCAATAGAACTCATTTGATTTTGTTCATCTTGTTTCTTCAACTGTCCATAAGCATCCTCAACTTGTTTTGCCGTAAGTTCTGTTAACTCAACAGCTTTATCCATATTTGGAAGTTGAATTTCTAATTTACCGTCCTTATTTAATTTAGCTAAATTAGCAACAAGTTGTTTCTTATCTGAATCGACATCCAAGAATTTGATATCTTCAAAAGCCTGAGTTTCTTTTGCTGCTCTTACGACACTATCCGCCAATTGTTCGTAGTCCATACCAGTCGCACTTGCGAAAGCCCTTAATCTTCTCATTTCAAGTGCAGATATTTCAAAACGTTTTGTCTGACTATTAAATTGTACTGAGGCTTTTGTGGCACCAATAATTGCGTTTTGTAAACCCTCCATGTCATTCTGACCTAGATTCATAAGGTTGTACGCATCACCCAAGGATGCACCTATAGCTCCTCCTAAATTTTGGAATTCGGCAGCCAATTCAATTGCCTTTTCAGGGTTGAGTAAATCAGCAGCAAGTCCTTTAACTGAAGTCATATCAATACGAAGTGCTTGTGACCTAGCAACCATTCGTGTTAATCCTTCTACACCATCTTTGAAACCGTATGAGTTTACTAATTTTAAATTTTTAGCAGTAGTGCTTAAAAACGTATTAACATTTAACCCCAAACTACGTGCCTTTGCCGCCATATCATCAATAGAACCCACAGCATCCTGAACACCAACACCAATACTATCAAACGCTTCAATAAGACTACCCATTTCATCAGCAGTAATACCTGCAGATTTTTGTATTGCCACCATGTTTGATAATTCTTGTGCCGACAACATAGTGTTTTTTCCCATAACTTTGTTAATTGCAGAAAACGTGTTGGCAACATCATCTAAATTTCCACCAATTTGTAAGACATCAGAAGTTGCCAAAGCAAACTGTTTCCTCATTGATACAGCATAAATTGAGCCCTGACCTAATACCTGACGATTGACACGTGATACTTGGTCCTCAAAATCAAAAATACTGTCTTGTAATTTTTTAAAAGAATCACTGACCGCATTTACTGCGTCACTGATTGAGGGTCCTCCTCCTCCTGTTGATGTTGCGTCTTGTAGAAACATTTAATGTTTTTAGATAAATACCTTATCTTTTATTTCTTGCATGTTCGGCTTGTTCATTCTTTTTTTCAAACTCCGTCACAAGTTTATTAATAAAGTATTTTCTTTCAAATATTGGCATCTTCAACATATCACCATATGAGAAGTGGACATACTTGGACAAGTAATAAAACTCATCCATCATAATCTGTCGGTAATTAGAAGAAAGGACGAAAAAATTCTGCCCCGAAAGTGATTCTAGCGCTCACTTTTTCTCCTGACGGGGCTGTAAATACTCTTTCCAAATCCAATCTCGGTTCAGAATCTCTTAATGAATTTCTTATGAATTTTGAATCTGCAATTGGCATCTGTTGGATGTATTTGGCAATTTCACCTTTGTCATTTGTATTATCGATAGATACAATCTGCATTTCCAATCTTTTGGTTTGTACCGGTGCGACCACACCTTTTGGATATGCGTCTTCGAATTTTTTTAATTCTTTTTGGTCATAACCATTCAACATTTTACATCTAACTGTTTGTCCACCCACTGGTAGTACAAACGTAAATAGACCTTCACTATCGGGTTCTTGTAAAGGTTTTTTGATGTTTAACTCATCAAGTTGTGTTGATACCTCAAATTCTTGAAGTGTTTTTGGGTCTCTTAGTATTAATTTGTACTCAGAACCAAAAGCGGTATTTCTCAAGAAAATAAGAATTGCTTCAATATCACAATCCAAAAGTTCATCAGGATGAAAATCTGTTTCGTAGATTTTATTTCTTAATAGTGTCGAAATAATGTCATTATTCTTATTATCAGCCAAAAGGATGTTCTCATCCATAGCAGTCAAGTAACCAACCTTCAAGGCTGATTTTTTATTTTTATAGAATTTTCCACGAGACGGTAGTTCAACTACGTCGTGAGGTAAATTAAAACCTTCTTGTAAATATTGTGAGTAATCTGTCATAACAAAAAAAAACCATAGGGTCTCCCCTATGGTTAAATATAATTAGACTGATTTTTTCGTAAATACTATTAATAAACTAAGATACATCTATCAGGACGAAGTGTAGCACTAATTGTTGCCAAGTTGTCGTCTGAGTAACCTAAAGAGTCGAAATTCACATCTGTTAGGAAAGTACCTTGTAAAATCCATTTTTCTACCGCAACACCTGTTGGGTCCAACATTTCCAAGAAAATGTTTTTCTTATAACCTGCTGCGTATCCCATACGACCAGTAACAGATTCTGCGTGTAAACGTACCCACTCCATAAGTGCTTGAGCAGCAGATGGTCCGATTGGGTCACGGAATGTAACGTTAATTGTATTCCATGTGAATCTACCAGCTACGTAAGTAGATGTGTTCAAGAATGGAATTTCAACAGGATTGATTGTAATTTGTGGTCTTGCTGTAGATTCAACAAACCAAGAATTGATGCCCAAAGAAGAATCGAACGTTAAGATAAATCTATTCTTACGTTTTGGTTCGTAAGGCATCGGCATTTTCATTAATAAATCAGCCATAGTATTTTTTTTTAGTTTTCGTTTTTTTAGTTTATTTAATTATAAATACACGGATGTCGAAAAATTTTTCTATTTACTTTATTCCGGAAATTTTGGATTATGTATATCCAGTTTCAGTAATACTTAAATAAATTATATTTCTTTCTTTTCTCCTCCTTTAGTTAAATAAGTTCTTACTGGTTTATCTGAATATTCAGTATCTAAGAATTGCTTAATCTTTTCTATATTTCTAGGGTCGTCATCAGAAAATCCAATTTCCGGTACAAATCTGTTCTTTACGTCATTTTTGAAGAATGCTTGTTTGCCCAATCTTGACGCAATTTCTTTTACATATGAGATAAACTCTCTTAATGCCTTGATTTTACCTTCTTCAGGATTCGTTGCTGAACCTTCCCCAAAAGTTACAGGATAAAATTTACACATATTAAGATACTCCATAATAATTTCATTTCTGTCCATCTCACCTTCCTCAGCAATGTGTCTGAATTTTTTTAAGTTTGAGATACAATCTTCTTTTGAAATACCATTATGGTTAGTAACAATATAGTTGTATGTGGCTTCTTTTAGTGTTTCAGGGTTGTGTCCTCTTGCTGTGATAATTGCAAAGATGGAACCACCATTTAAACACTCCACAAAATCATCCCAAGAAGGTCCTGGTTTAGCTAACATTGAGTCAACTATAAACTGAGCGTCACCTTCACTTAGGAAGTTTCTAAAGGGGTCATTTGCAAACGCCACCACTTCTTTTCCTTTATACATAAATGGTTCTTTACCAATATCCATTCTATACTCCGCAAAATCTTCAGTACCCATTCCAATCTCTTCTCCATCTTGAGTTGCCACAATTATTTCTGTCGGCATAAAAACAATATTATCATCCCAATCAAAAGCATAATACTTTAAATCAGGATTACCCGCATCGTCAAAACCTTCACGTAAAAGTTTTTCTTCTAAAAATTCTCTTAAAACTTTTTTAAACATTTTTGTTTTTTGCAATTTTTTCAATCAATCTCTCTAATTGAGCTTCAGAAACAATGATATTTTGTGATTTCTTTGAGAAAGTCTTTTTACCTGACACAGGTACATTAAGATTTTCATTTAATTTTGATTTTTTGAATTCCATGGTTTTTCTTTGTTTAGGCTAAAAGAGGGGTTGATGTACAACCCCCCTTATTTTTAATTATTAGATGTCTTCAAAAGACGCTCCTGTTGGAGTAATCAAGAATTCGATATCTATGAATTCAAGAGCTCTTGTTGGTTTCAGGTAAATCTTACCAACCAATTGGTTAGCGTCGATATCTTCAGGGTTGTTTGAAACAGTTACTCTGAAGTCTACCAAACCTCTGTCTCTTCTGATTGAATCCAAGATTGGGTTCACAGAATCCAAGAAGTCTTGTCTTACTTGTTCGTCATTTTGTTCGAATAACAATCTGATTGCCACCGCAGAAATCAACTTACGAGCTTGTAGTAACAACCTTCTTACGTTAATTCTATCAAGTGCCGATTGTCTAATTTGAAGAGTTTTGTTACCCCAAATTACTGTTCCTACGTCTGAGAATGTTGCAATCGGATTAATTCTACCCTCATACAAAGTATCTCTCGCCTCTTGTGTTAGTTTGGTACGTGCTTTGACCGCATTTACTAAACCTCTTGTGTAACCAGCAGTTGCAAACCAGGGGAATGCAATATTATCTGTGAGTGCTAAATTTCTTACAACTTCAGATGTTGGAGGAATGTAAATTTGAGTATTATTAACACCATCTCTAACCAATATCCAGGGATAGTAAGTTGCCGTGTAGTTTGAATCTATATTTGATTCCTCTAAATTATCAACCGCCTCTTGTGGGTAGATGAAATCTGCTTGGAAGTTAGATGTTGTTGGTGCGTACATATCGTAGTCAGGTGTAGTACAAATGTATAGTGAATCTGCTCTGTCTGACTCAATCATGTCGATTGCTTGTTCAACTAAGTTTGAGTTATTCACATAATCAATACCAGGTGTTACAAACACATTAATGTTAACAGCCTCAGGGTTTGCGAATGTTAATTGACCGAGTAAGTATGAATAGAAATCAGTATTACCAAAGTCTTGTGTGTTATCACCAACAGTAATTTGTTTGAATGCTCCCCAACCAGTCGCATTTGGATAAAGTACTGATTGTTGTGGTGATGCACCTTTCAAGTAACCAGGTTGACCCAACATAAACGTGTCAGTGTTACTTCTATATTCTCTATAAATGTCCCAACCATCAAAACCACCTTGTGCCACTATTGAGAATTTTCTTGCGAATGTTCTGTAGTAAGGGTTAGATTGGTTTGTTGGGTCAGATTGAAATGAAGCCGTACCACACTCAAATGCTGTTTGACCTGATGTTATGTAGATGTTTGCGATTGTAACAGCAGTTGCTCCTGAGTCCATGTGGAAACCAGGTGTGATGTAGTTCCAAGGTAAACTCTCAGTAGCACAACATAAGTTAGCCGGATTTTGTTTTCCTTTATATTGGAAGAAATCGTAATCGATACCAACCGTATTTGAAATACCTAAGTATGTCTTTCTTACGTTATCTCCTGATGATAAAGTTGTGTTGTCCGAACCTGTCGAAGTACCGAAAGGTGGGTTCCAAATTTGTTGACCTGGGTAGTTGTATTGTGTTTTGAAAATCACGAATGGTGAATTTGCCCCTTGGTATTCTCTGAAGTTAAATCCTTCAAAACCACAAGGTAATGAATCGATTGGTGCATCTTCATCCATTTCAACCATGATGAAACTTGACTTCAATTCGAACTCACCGTTAGAAGTACCAATTTTCTTAGCCACGAAACTGTTAGAACCTGGGTCCATTGTACAGTTAGTGAATTTCTCAAGAACGATTGGATTAGCGTCCGTATCGTAGAAATCTCTTACAATAATATCAAATGTCATGTTATTGAATGACATGTTAGCGATAGACATCTTAACTAATTGGTTCGCTGAGTTACCGTCAGAAATCAATACAAATCTGAACAATCTGTAAACTGTATTACCACGAAGTTCTGATACAATGTATGGTGTTGATGGTGTTTGGTATTGTTCCAAGTACCAACCAATAGATGAATTAGTTCCGTTGTCTTCTCTTGCAGATGGTAATGAAATTAAAGAAGCGTTTAAACCTCTGATATAACCTTTTCTATAACTCCAATTCATTAAGTTGTAGAATGTTTCTTCTAAGAACAAAGGAACCTCAACTCTTGGTTTACCGAAGTTAGTCATTCCAAATACTTTAGAAATGTAGTCAGGGTCAGAAGTAGAGAATGATGTTTCGAAATTGAAGTTTTCTCCGTCATTTGTCACACCCGAAATAGCAAAAGATGCGAATGGATTTTCTAATACATCAGAGTATGAACCTGTTGTGGTATCCATAATAACTTGTGATGTGCCTGACACCGTGTATACAGGACCTCCACTTGAGTCTGAGTTTAAACCTCTTGAACGTAAAGTTGCAATAACAACATCATTATATTCTGTGTATGCCGTACCAACAAAGTTTAATACTGTTCCCGAAACTGTACCTGAGAATGAGCCTGGTGTTGCTGTTGGACCGAAATTACTTCCAATAACGGAGTTAAATGAAATACCGTCGTAGTTATCCCCTGATTGTGGGTCAAATGCTGCGTAGTACCATGTATCCATAGTACTTGCCGTGTAGTTTGCATTTGCCGTTGTTGTACCTGAAGTACCTAAGAAATTAGTAACACCTGTGTAACCTGCACCTGTATAAGTGTTAAATGTCGATGCTGACATAATACCCCATTGACCCATAGTTGAAGCACTTAATGAGGTGGTTGTACATGCAGAAACAATGAATGAGGCCAATTGACCCGACATTGTAGTTGAACTTCCATTAAATAATGTAACGGTATCACCAATGTAAGTACTAATT